ATGAGAAATTGGATAAAAAAATACTTGTTCTGCATCCACCGTTGGGATAGTAACCCTGTAACGGATGTTGAGACTGGAAAAAAAGAGATAATGATAACTACACGGCTATTTGGTGTGGTTGTTAATACCTCTTATGAGCCTTTAATTTAAAATTTATATACAATGAAAAAAGTAATGTTAGCCGCTATGGCTATTGCAACTTTAGCAAGTTGCTCGCGTGTAGAACCCAACTACGAAGGGGTTTTAATGGAAAACTACGGTAGAAATGGAAAGCAAGACTTTCACACCGTAACAGGGAAACAATGGGTATTTTATCCTGATGTAGAGTTGTACCAAGTCCCAATGTTTGAGACTAGTGGCGACCCAGAAGCTGTGACCATAAACGCTAAAGATGCCGGTGTATTTTCGGTAGACCCATCTTACCAATATCAAGCCTTGAGAGGAAAGGGAGTTGATATTGTCTTTAACTACAAGCATCTAGGCATTACCGAACCTGAGGTAATGATGGATAATGTGGAGAAAGCCATTCTTAATAAGTTGGTTGTAAATGCTTATAGAGAAGAAGCAAGAAATTACACAACCGATAGCCTTATGAATCACTTAAATGCTTTTGAAAAGCAGGTGGAAAATAGGCTCATAAAAGACTTTGAAAAGAAGTATTTTCAGCTTAATAATTTAACATCCGGACTTAAACCGCCTAAAAGTATGGCGAATGCCATTGAGGCAAGAAACAACGCCATACAACAGGCAGAAAAAGTGAAAAACGAACTACAAGTGTCTAAAATGAACCTTGAAAAAGCGAGGATAGATGCGGAGGCTAACCGAGTGAGAGCACAGGGGTTAGACGCTAAAATTTTGCAAGAGAAATGGATAGAAGCTATCCGCAACAGCAAAAACAAAGTGATTATAACTGATGGTAAAACGCCTGTTATTCTACAGTAGTGATGAGAAAGTTACTTACAAAAGCATTCCTCCTTTGGATAGTATTAGCAATTTATGTTTATATCATTAGATTGCTATTCAATTGGGAACCCATTGCAGGATTTATAGGGCTGATTATCTACATTTTAATTTTAATCTGGTTTCCATATAAAAAATGGTTTAGCAAATAAACCTATTTCCCGAAAAGCATACACCGTGAGGCGGGTACACGGCGGGAGCAATTATAAGCTGCACGGGCAATTACCCACAAAGCTAAAATATTAAATAACAAAATGAACTTACAACCCACAGACCTACTCATTAGAAAAACCGACGGCACGGAGACCATTTGGCTCTCTCAGAGGTTGGTTATGGAGGTGTGTGGGGTTGATGACGATTATTTAAGAAGTAAAGCAAGAGATAGATACAAAAAATCTGTAAGGTCCTGTGATTTAGCTAAAGCCAAAGAGTTTATGCCAGATAGTGGCAAGGCTTGGCGTTGGGCTAAAACCAACAGTGGATTTTACTATTGCCTAGATAATATCCCAGATAGAGCACCGAAGTATTACCGCTCGTTATTTGGCGATGTGGAGACCTTGAGAGAGCTATGGGAGCAAAGCCAAAAACAGAAAGTGGCTACAGAACTTGAGGTAAGATTTAAACGCTATTTGAACGCTGAGTTTAGAAATTATCTAGAGCATTATAATGATACCGACGAGGTGCAACGCGTAGGACTGGCCAAAGCGTGTACTGTTTTAGGGTTTATTTTAGAAGAGAAAGATAATTATCTAGGCACCAAAATGAAACTTTATAGGGATTTAAGCCCTATTTTGAAAGATATGAACCTCCAATATATCCCCCATAACCCTATAAGACTGAAGGAAAAAGTGGATATTTTGGAGACTACCGACCATGCGATAGTAGAGATTATCAAATTACCTAGAGTAGGTAATACTAATGCAGAGGTGTATAATGACCCTGTGGTATTCGGCTGGGCAATGCAGCTAAGAGCCAACGGAGCTAACTTTACGGATAAGCATATTATCCGCCAAATATGGGAAGCCTGCGAGCGTACAGGTCGCAGAAAACCTTCTGACCGTTGGTTTGGGCAAAAGATATTTGAGCAAGCGGAGACGCACTTTTTAACCGCTCAAAAACGCTTCGGAAGCAGTAAAAAAGCTAATATACACAAGTCTTATATCCCTTTTGCTGACGCTTTTTATGCAGGAGATTGTTGGGAGGTAGATGCTACAAGAGTGAATATAATAGCTCATCAAGCAAAGGATAATGAAGGCAAAAATGTAGAAAAACATCTAATGGTAGTGGCCGTTAGAGATGTTATGAGTGGCGATGTATTAGGCTACGATTTTACTTATGCCGAAGACCACTCTAGTTTTGCTAGAGCTATGAAAATGGCAGTGCAGACTGCCGGCTATTTACCATACGAAGTTGTAACGGACCGCTTCCCTGGTCATAATACCGACCAAATAAAGCGACTTTTTGAACGCCTCGAGGCTCTAGGTACTGTAATAACTGTAAGCCATGAAGCCAAACGAAAGGCAGGAATAGAGCGTTGGTTTGGTACTTTTCAATCGGTAATGCTTATGGGGTCTAAATACTACTACGGCGAGGGCATAACTTCTACGAGGTTGACAGCCCACCGAAGCCCAGAGTATCTAGCGAAAATCCGTAAGGAAAGTAAAAAAGCAGGCTTTAATTTAGTGGAAGCCTACACCGAAGCGGAGACTCTTATAGAGCAATGGAGAGAATTAAGATACTCCTATTACAGCCGTAAGCATGCCAAATTGGATAAAACCCCTAAACAACTACACCAAGAGAGTGAAAAACCGAATGTTACTCTAGTGAATAGACAGCAGGTAAGTATGTTGTTTGACCTTAAAAAAGAGGTAACGGTAAGAAATAATGGGCAGTTCCATATAGAAATACAAAGCGTAAAATTCTACTATCAAATATCGGCTGAGGATTACGAAGTTATTGCTAAAACACACAATAAAAAAGTAATCGTGTCCTATGATTTAGACAATTTAAACGAGGTGTATCTGTGGAGAGAACATGGTAATCTTCTAGCTTCGTTATGCCCTGCTGAGCAAGTAGAAAAAATAGTGAAGTATGGACCAAACAAGGAACTAGGAAGAATATCTGAGCTAAAAGCTAGAGAACGCCAAATAGAGGCAATGAAAGCTCAAGCATTAGAGGATAAAACAGCAATGGCTAATGAGGAAACCTTGCTCATGGGATTGCATACGGATAAAAAAGAAGCTAACGCTTTTGAGGACCTTTATCTTAATGTAAGTATCCCTATAAAAAAGGTGTCGGGAAGTGATTTAACCGCGGAAGATTTTGACCAAACGCTCATTAATGACTTAAGAAATAATTATTAAACTCATACAGATGACAGATTTACAGAAGAAAGACATTGTACAAGCTATCGACGAGGAAAAAATACGCCTCGGTAGTTTTGTTAAAGTTGCCACTAAGGTTGGAGTATCCGAAGGAACCATCTCCCAAATGAGAAATGGGAACTGGGGGCTTATCAAAGATACTATGTGGCAAAAGGTGGCTCAAGCGTTAGGCTGTATCTCTAACGAATGGCAGCTTGCAGAAACGCTTAATTTCAAAATGATTACTAATGTTTTGAATGATGCTAAAAATGCCAACCTATTTATGGCAATTAGTTATAAGGCAGGTAGTGGTAAAACGGCTACTCTAAGCCACTATGCTAAGCTAAATAATGAAAACTTTGTTTTCTACATCCAAGCTAGAGAATGGGCAAAAAGGGAGTTTCTGAAAGAACTCTGCCAAACGCTTGGCATTAAAGAAGAAAAAGGCTACACCAGTGTAGATAAGCTGGGGATGAAAGTTATCCGATTTTTCACGGAGAGAAAGGGTAAATATCCGCTTTTAATAGTAGATGAAGCAGATAAATTGAAACCGTCTGCCTTGCGTTGGTTTATTACGCTATACAATGAGCTTGAGGACGAAATGGGACTTATCATCGCGGGGACTGAAAACCTAGAAAAAACTATAAAGCAAGGGGTAAGATACAACAAGCTCGGTTTTGATGAAATAGACAGCCGTTTTGGGCGAAAATTCATCAATAATCTTATTGGTGCAAGGTTGCAAGATGTAGAAGCTATCTGTGTAGCCAATGGTATTAGTGATAGACCTACAATTAAAAAAATATTTGATGAGTGTGAGCCTTCCAGTATAATGGTTCAAAAACAAAGCATTAAAGTAGTGGAAGACCTTAGAAGACTTAAAAGAGTGGTAAAAAGAGAGTTAATAAGAAAAAGCTACTAATAATGAAAGGATTTACTGAAAAACAAAACAGAAACCGCTACTACCTCCATCGTTGTGTGAGAAAAAATAAAATCGCAAGATTAAATGTACGGGAACGCACACTTTTCGTTCCTTTAGACTTAAATCTAAACGAGCATAAACATGAGTGTAAACTTATTAAAATATATGGATATGCGGCACAAACGGAAATATTTAATAATTAAAGAATATAAAAAATGGCAACAATAAGAGTAGAAATAGATTTAGATGATTTTAGCACATATGATTTACTAAATGAATTAGAATTTAGGCTAGAGTGTGGGACTGATACACACGAAATTAAAAAAGGATTACAAAAAATATTAAGAGCTGAATATCAAGCACCATTTAATCCAAAAAATATCATAGAAGAAAGTAAAATAAAATTCTTTATTGAAAATTTCGACTGTATTTCGGAGGAAGACCTTAAATCAATAATAGATAATAAACATAAAAAATAACGCATTATGAACAATTTAGAGCAACTTTTACAAAAACCAATTTCTGAGCTTAGCTCTGCGGAGTTAGAGCAGGTTATGACACATAAGCGTGAACAAGAACGCCAAAAAGAAGCCAAAGAGAGGGCTGATTACGAAGATGAAAAGGAAGTCTTCATCAATGATTTAGCGGGTGCATTTAGGGAACAAGCGGAAAAACTTAAAGCCATTAAGTCTATGGCTATTGGTAAAGGAATGGAGCTTAACCGCCGTATTTATGAAATTAACGGCAAGGAAATGAAGGAGGGACAAAAGACCTTTACCATTAAAAACAAAAAGGACAATGTAAAGGTGGTTATAGATACGCAGGAGCGTTTTGAGTTTACAGAGGAAGCACAGGTTCATATAAGTGCCATAAAAGATATTTTCAAAGAAAAGTTTGAGCAGAGAAACAAAGGCTTTTACTCACTGTTAGACAGTATTCTTATGCGAAATAGTAATGGAGACTATGACGCCAAACTGCTTACTAAAGCTAGATTGCAAGTTAGAAAAATAGGCGACGAGGCGTTAATTACAGAGTTTGACAAACTGCAAGACTGTATGCGTGTCGTAGGCTCATCTACTTATTTGAGAGTTTACGAACGAGACGAAAATAAAAAGTGGAGAGATATATCGCTTAACTTTTCAAGTATTTAACTCGCCCATTTCCGCACTGGCAGGCACCGATGTTCGAGTCATCGGGCGGAACAAAATAAAATTCAATATGCCAAATTATATCAGAAACAAAATTATTTTAAATGGAACTTTTGAAAAAATACAATCGATGTATGAGAAGTTCAACACTTACATGCCTGCTAAAATAGTAAAAAATTCTTCTGGGTATATTCAATGTAAAAATACTACTAATGACGAGTATGGATTTTTTAATCCTTATACGGGAGATTTCCAAGATGTTTTAGAGAAAAAAAAACAAAAGGGGCTTCCAAATGGTTGGGAAATAGTGATAGAACAGTCGTTTAACTATTTTCCAGATTTTAGAAAAATTATCCCTCCACCACAGAACATGATTACCAGAAGCATCACATTTGAAGAAATGGATGAATACAAAAAGCAAGGAATACCAACTTGGTACCACTGGAATATAGAAAACTGGGGAACAAAATGGAACGCTCTAAATATTATCAGAGAAGGAATCAACACATTTATTTTTGAAACAGCTTGGAATAGCGTTCCAAAAATAATAGCTGAAATGAGCAGGCAGTTTCCACAGGTTATCATTGAGTATTCATACGCCGACGAAGACACAGGTTATAATTGCGGAGAGTATGAATATAAGGCAGGAGAAATTGTAAGGCAGCATATTCCAAAAGGCGGAAGCAAAGAAGCTTATGAGATAGCATTTAAACTATTTCCTGAGCTTAAAGAAGATTATGCTTTAATAGAAAATAATTATCAATGCATAATAGAAGATTAAGAGATAATTCAACTATTCGCACAGGCAGGCACCGATGTTCGAGCCATCGGGCGGAACAAAATTAAAAAAACAAATAATATGAAGTATTTCACACACTTATCAAATTCAAATATGCCAAAAAATAGCTTACAAAAAGAAATGTTGGCGTTTTTGGAAGACCAGTCTAACAGACTTATAGAAGACTTGGAAGACTTTAAAATTTTTCTTAGAAATAAAACAAGAAAGATAAGCGAAGCTAACCGTCGCTGCAAACCAATATCCGCAAGTTTTTACCAATCTACAAAAGGCACTTGGGGGCTTTCTCTGTCGGGGACAGACTGGTCAGTTTCTTTCTACATTTATAAAGTAAAAGAGTAATGAAATTCAAAAAGAAACTAAGGATTGAAAATGCCACAGCTTTCAAACTAGAATACTTTGACGACGGTGCAGACCTAAAATCTAAGGAGTTCAAGAGTTATAAGGCTATGGAGCAGTTTCATAGCAGACAGAAAAACTTTCATTATTTGGACCTTCATAGATATGCAATGATAGACGGAAAGTGGTATAAGTTCATAAAACTAGAATCGCCGTTTATTTTTGCTAGTAATCTGAAAACAATAAACAAAAACTTTGAGGACTTTAATCCTCAAAAATAATAAAACGAAGATTTTAATCCTCAAAAAATAGAATAATGGAGATACTAAAAATGTTTGCCCTAGTGGTGCTACAAAATGCAAGTTTTACACTTGTTAGCAGGGCTAGAAATAGCAATAGCCTTGCATATAATGCCATTGCCAGCGTGTTTAGTAATGGTATTTGGCTACTGGTCATAAGTAAAGTAGTTCAAAATTTCGACAGCCCTAAGATGATGCTTGCCTACTTGTTAGGTTCTGTGGTTGGTTCTGTGGCGATGCATCACATCTCGATGAAATATTTTGAAAATAAAAAATAACCCCAAACGGTTCTTTGTAGGAGGTTCGAGTCCTCCTTTGGGGTCAAAATTATGACTGATTTAGATTTTTTAAAACAGATAAAGCGGGTTCTAGGCTCTCTCACACTCAATGAGCAGGGAGAGCTAGTAGAACCTTCGTTAATGAACGCTTTGGAGTTACTAGATAAGTTTAAAGAAACGGTTATTAAAGACTATTTAAAGGCTAAAAAAATAAAAAATAATGAATACCAACACGATGATACAACAGCTGAAGCTGAAGTTTGAGGGTTCTGCATTGAGAGCCGCCATTGAAATGCACACCAATTACGAAAAATGGGATGTGGAGGACTTAACCTCAGAGGAACTAGTGGACCTTTACCAAAGGTTTTTCCCTAGAAAAACGGCGACACAAATCGCCATAGAAATGCAAAATAAAAACCAGCTAAAAGAGCTTAGAAGTATTGTTTTAAAAGAAGCCTCAGCCATTGGTTTGTTAGAGCCGGATGAATGGGCTAGATTTAATGCCTTCATGCTTAAAAATAGTCCTTTAAAAAAGCCTTTAAACGCCTATAAATTAGGCGAATTTGATGAATTGATAAAGCAGTTTAAAAGTATGAGGGCGAAATATGAAAAAAGGGCAAAAGTGCATGGAACTAAAGAATGGTATCATAAAAATAAACTACCAATGCCCTCTATAAACTAAAAAGACTTTCAGCCATACGGCCAAAAGTCCTTTGCAGATGACAATGCAAAGATAAAATTTTTCCGTATGGCTTACAACAAAAAAAATTATTATTTAAGGGTAATAGAGATACAAGAGATCACACAGGTGCAAAAGCATCAGTTTGGGCTAACCTATAAAGAAATATTCTTTCAGCATATAGAGCCAGTATATCATATTTCAAAAAAGACCTTTCATAATTATTTGGGTGTACCTGCCAAACGGGAACTAAAGAAAATATTAGAAAAAGAAACCAATTAAAAATTAGTATTATGAGTATTTTAGTTACTTTCCCTAGTGCAGGGCATTACACCAACGACCCTGGAGCCATCTACAACGGCCGTAAAGAAAATTTTGAGACGATGGATTTCCGAAACCGATTAACCTATCATTTAGATAGGCTCGGTGTGAAATACATCACGGACAAAGACCACGAAACCAATAGACAATACCAAAACCGAATAAAGCCAGGTAAGGGTTCTGTGTTGTTGGATATTCATTTTAATGCTGGTCCTATTACCGCTACTGGTACGGAGTGTTTCATTGCCCGAAATGCCTCTGCCCAGAGCCGAGAAATGGCGGGGGAAATTTGCCAAATAGCCTCTAAACTAATGGGAATACCGAACCGAGGTGTGAAGTTAGAAACCCAAACAAGACACGGCAGGCTTGGGATTTTGAATTTGGGGGCAGGGATAGCTGTATTGTGGGAGATATGCTTTATCAGTAACCCTAATGATATGGCGAAATACGATGCTGTTAAGGAGCAGTTAGCCATAGAAATAGCGAAAATTTGTAAGAAATACGACGATTTGATATGAAAATAGCGATAATATTAAACTACGAGAAGCTGGAGGTGGTTAATAACCTTATGAGTGTTTTAGACACTATAAAATTAGAAGAGCAACCCCGTCATCTTAAAAGTACGGTGGCTATTTGCAAAGAACTAAGGGAGAAATTATTGCATAAAGCCATCAGTAAGAGAGGTGCTAGTAAATCTTTCAAAATAGAGCTAAAATATTATTTTGCGGACGCTCTTTACAGGTATTTGGAGGATTTTTCTATCTATTGGGACACGCCCTCTGGAAGTTTTGAAGAAAATGTGTTTTTAATGCTCCGAAACGATTTGCATCAGAAATTATTGTAATTGTAAAAAAAACAATAAACAAACCGCTTGGATTTTCTAGGCGGTTTGTTTAGTTTTGTGCGAAACTAAATTGTCAAAAAATGGAAAAAATAACGGAATTAAAAGGGCAAAATGGTAAATTAATTGTTTATTCTGATGGAATTGTTATATCTCGAGAAACATTTGGAGGGTTTATTAGCCAAGGTGGAGCATCAGGAGAAAGAAAGTATTTCTATAAGGGGATTGATGCTATTGAGTATAAAAAACCAAGTATTTGGTCAAATGGATATATTAAGATATTAACAGCAGGAACTATTGATACCAATGCTAAAGTAGGTCTCTTTGGCTCTTCATTAAAGAGTGCAAAGGACCAAAATACACTAATCTTGAGAGCTTGGGGTAAAAGTTTTGCAGATGAAACAGAAAGTGTGTATAACTTAATTATGAAAAAAATATCAGAGGCGAAACAAGACACCCTCAATGTCTCACCAAGTAGTAAAATGGATGAATTAAAAAAATTAGGAGATTTAAAAGCATCAGGCATTTTGACTGAAGAAGAGTTTCAGAGAGAAAAAGAACGAATTCTAAATAGTTAAAATGAAACATATACTTAGGTTATTATTGTTTCTTTCTACATTATCATTGTTTGGACAACAAAGAGGCGAGGTATTTAAACGCCGCCCAGAGCGTCCGTATGAAGATATAAAGAAAACAGGAAAGATAACCGTTACTAAAACGCTTTATGGGCTAGATTTTGAGGATAGGCATCTTCCTAAAGATGCAAAAATAAAGGCTCAAACCTTCTTTAAAAAACGTTATAACGGTTATACTGATTTAAAGACTTACCATCTCCGTATAGAAGATACGCCCAAAGGTTGGAGAATAGAGGGCTATCTAATCCAATAACTTGGAAAATAGACCTTTTTTAATAGAAATATCATCTATCTTGCCTCGCAAATTTTCATTTTGGGAGGCTTTTGTTTTGGTATAACTGCACTGGTATCTTAGCGTATAGGTATCTACCACCGTCTCTGCGATTTTATTCTCTTCAGTAACTAAGTTGAGCTTTCCGGTATGCTTGGTTTCTATTTTTTTTAGAATATTATCCGTTATCTCTATAAATTCAAAGAATTTTAGGGCTAACTCTGTATTTGTGCCTAGGTTACTGGTATCGTGTAATTGCTCATAGCAAAGATGTATGGTAATATCTGCCACCGCAGGCGTTACAGAATGATTAACGCTCCAACCGAATAATAATGCAGGGTAATGGTGTGCCTCAAACCACTCAGGGATCACATCCTGTTCTGCATAGAGGTCTATAAACTCTACTGGGGGAATATTTTTATCTAAATAAAGTTGTTTTATTTCTTCTTTATCAAAGGTTTGTACTATCTTTTTGTATAGGTCTTTCATTTTTATAGTTTTTTGGTTATGGTTCTTTCAATGGTTAATTTTAAGTGCCTTTGAAGCCTAATTTCTAAAGCTCTTGACGGTCCTAAAAACTGCCTTCTAGGCAGGTTTAAATTCATTTTTCGAGTATGGCTTTTTACCTTGATGTTTTGCCCTATATCTACTCTCTTTCGGGAAGGCTTTCTTGTGCGAAGATTGACCGATTTTGGTACGGTTTTCTTGCGAGTATGAGCCCTTACATAGACACTCTTATTGCTTTTACCTCCCTCATTGTGTACTCTTGCATAAGGGACATCAGAACCGATAATTACATAATCAACCCCGCTTCCCATTTTTCTCACTGAGCGTTTTAGCCTTCCTGTTCTTACCATTAACGAACCCCTATCGGGTCGTTTTCTTGGTTTCCAAGGCTCTAAAACTTGGTTTTTCCAATTCTTCTTGACAAACCTTTCTTTTGAAAAATTAACCGCGACGGCGCCAAATTCGGAGGTCATTTTTCTGGAGAAGTTATCGCCTAATGCTTTTCGCATTCTTGAGAATACTTCTCCTTTTACTATGAATGTTTCCATTATATCATTTCTGCATTACGGATGATACGCATCATCATATCATTATAGAAGTTTTCAAATTCTTGCATCGTTATTCCCTTACCTCCTGTATTTACCACATTATCTCCTTTGTGTATGCTGTCAAAATTAATCGTGATGTTTCTAATCTGTTTGGAGTCGCCACTTACTTTATCTATATCTTTAGATAAAGAGGATTTTGCTTTTTTGTTTTTTGGATTCTCATTCCCTAAACTTTTAAACCCACCTCCTCCAGAGCCACCGTAAAAGCTGTTGTTAGTTGGTTTAGGAATGTTTCCTGAAGGAGTTTCTACTGTTGTTGTAGGAGGGGTTTTAATGAGGTCCATTTTTGCTCTCATGTCGTGTACAGAACCTGCTGCCTTTTTCGCCCAGCTCCATCCAGTGGCATCTCCAATCCAACCTATTGCCTTTTCTAAAGGCTGTAAAACAACATCTAAAAGAACTTGTCCAACTCTTTTCAACGCACCTATTATTCCGCCATCTTGAAAGGCTTTTTTAATGCTTTCCCAGTGGTCGTAAACGCTTTTTATAGCAGATATAAGCAGTCCAAATGGTCCCATGAGGGCTAATATTACGCTTCCCCATTCATTGTATTTTACAATGGCTGCCGTAATAATGCCTATAAGTATTACAACAGCGGCCGCCACAAGTCCTATTGGATTTGCCATTAGGGCTACATTATTAGCCCATACGGCAATAGTAAGCACACCAAACGCTGCCCCTAAAACTCCCAGAACATAAGCTACAGAGTCAAAGTTTTGATATAGCCATTCTAAAACAGGATTGAGCCTATCAAATATCTGTGCAATTAAGGGATAGAATTTTTCTCCAAATTTTGAGAGTAATACATCTAATCTATTAGTGAATGCCTCTTTCATTTTAGTTATATCTCCCTGTGCATTCTCCATTGCTTCAGATAAGCTGAACTTTGAAGAGTCAAAAGCATTGAAGGTATTAATCATATCTTCAGCTCCCGTTTTTACCTTGTCTAATGCACCCCTTAAACCTTCTGGACCTCCTATTTGGTTAATAGCCTCCGTGATTTGTTTGTCGCTCATTGTTTTGAATTTCCCTGAGATGTCTTTTAGGATTTCATCTGCCTGTCTCATACTTCCGTCTTTATCAAAAACTTTGATGCTTAATGTTTTCTCAAACTTATCAGCTTGCTGCCCTAGGCCTTGGAAAAAGGTTTTTGTTAAATTAGCTCCTATGTCTGAATTTTTAGCAACAGAAGTAAACATAGCGAATACCTTATTCGCGACATCTACATTTTGCCCTGCTGAGCTTGCAGCTCCAGCATATTCTGTTTGCACTTTTGCTAACTCGTCAAAAGTAGTAATCCCCACCTGTACAGTTTTGGCGTTGCTTTCTAGCAATTTATCAATATCGGTTACGCCTAACCCAAAAGCTTTCATAGCTTTGGTTGTAGAATTCATAGCATCGTTGATATTAGCACCCGTAGCAATGGAGTATCTTCCTACTTTTTTGTATATTTCTACGGCGTCATCCCCATAAATGCCTGTCGCAGATTGTAAGTCGTAAACAGCATTTGTGGAATCTTTTAAATTGGCACCTATATCAAAGGCAGCATCTCTTATTTTATTACGGTAGCTGTCTAACTCTGATTTAGATTTATCTAAATTCAGGTTTCTAATAGGTAAAAACGCTTGGTCGAATTGCTCCGCCGACTGCACCCCCTTAATGGCAAGACCAGAAAATAATGTGGCGGCAGTTATACCAATAGCAGTAATCGGCATTTTCATTTTTTCTACCATATTGCTTACGCCTGAAGGTAGCTTATCTAGAAAGCCCTGGTACTTAGTTTTCATTTTATCCACAGTCTTCTCCCAGTTGCTTTGAAGTTTACCGAGTTTGGAGGACATTTTGTCCGCCATTTCGATAATCATTGTGAGTTTTGTGCTTGACATAAGTTTTGTATTTTAATTTTTTTTGTATATTTGTATTGAATTTAAAGAGCGGTAGCAAATAGCTCACTGCAAGGGGAACGCAAAGCGAACGCGGTTTTGCTCTTTAAATCAAAATAAGTTTCTCATAAAAAGAAGGCTATTTTTTAGTCTTCTTTTTGTTTCTATGGATTAGTATTCCTTTCCTTCTTTCCAAAGGTTTATCATAATCAATTTTAAACCAAGTTTCTATCTGTATTCCTTTCATTTCTTCGTTAAGAGTAGTAGAAACGAGAATAGACATATCCTTGTAATGTTTTATGTAATTGGTTTGGAAGCCTTTTTTATCATGAGCAGAAAGCCATACCTCGCTTGGGTTCTTCAGAATATCCTCAATATGCGGAAATAATAAATGGCGTTGTTCTTCATCACTCACATATTTTCCCTTAGTATGCTTCCCAAATACGCTTTTATCTAAGACCATTTTTCTACCGATGTAGTCTTCAAACCCCATTTTCTTTTTTGAGTTTTCAAGTGGCTTGAATAGCTCATTCACATTATCAGATGTGATAGTTTTGTCTAATAAAATAGGCTTTAAATCATTTTTAAAGTCTTCCCATTTTTTTAGAATTTGATTACCATCAAAGTCCAAATACTTATCAAAAGTCATTTTGTTTATTTTCTCTGGAAGACCTTTAATATCACTGTAAAATTGTTTTTTGGTAAATACTTGTTTTAAATCCCCTCTGTTAATCTCAAATTGAGATTTTTTGTATTTAGGGTCGTTTGCATAAATGCTGTTTTTAGCCTCTATTCCTCTGGTTACCTTTCCTTTTGGGTCTCCTAAATATTGTATCATTTCACATCTACAACCATAACCGTTTGGAGGATATAGCTCCATAGCTTCTTTATCATCAAGACTAAATATTTTGCCGTTTAGGATTTGATGTTGTGGTCTTACATTACTATCTCCTGCAGTTTGATATTTCACAAACGAAGTAACGGTGTTTTTCTCTGCCATAAATCGAATATACTGAGCCGAGTTTTGTCCTACAGCAATAGATAAATTATACTCCGTTTCAAGCCAATGCTTGTTGTACTTATCCATTACCTTATCGCACTCCACACGAAAACTGGCAAAATCCCTTATTTGCTTGGTTTCGGGGTCTATTAAAAGCCCTCTCATTGAAGCTAGCCGACTTTCGGTTTTAGAGGCAGAGAATTCAAAAAGATTGTATTCCATCAGCTGTAACGCTAGGTGGTCATCTCCTTCATAGTCATTGAATGTTTTAAAATTATCACGAAGAGCTGAAAGCATTAAGTTAGCCTCTTCGGAGATAATTTGCCCCTCAATTCCTAAAGTGTCTTTACCCTCAAAAATGTATTTAGCGAGCTGGTCGCTAAACTTTTGTATTTGCTCTTTGCTTGGTTGAGCTACGGCCACCACATGCTCTCCACAATCACATGTAAATGGATATCTTTCTTCTGAGGTTCCTATAGCTATAGGGAAATAGGCTGACGCTACATTAGGCGTTTGGGTTGAGATTTTTTTTTTACTTTCAATAGGAATATTAAAAGTTTTAGAAATCCATTCCTGGTCTACGAAATAACCCTTGTCTATAAGTCCACTAGTGATGTTCCACAGCTGTGGTAAATCTACCTCCTGTTCTATCATTTTGAACTCAAAAATATCGTCGTCTCCAATATTGTAACCGTGCCTTTTCAGCATAGGAAAAAGTAGATCGTTCACAATGAACTGAATCATTCTTTTGTCAGCCTGAGCGATTTTAAAATCCAGCGAACGCTCGTGGACTTCCGTTTGGCTTCTATTATTATTTTGGTCCGATAACGTTGCAGAACCTACCAGCTGCTTGCTTATTTCATTGGCATTAGACTGCATAAACTGCAAGTACACATTATAGGCATCAGTTCGGTTGGCTTCTTGGTATTTGATTTCAGTACCTTGCGGAAATGTTCCCACGCCAGCCTCCCCAATACTTAGGAGCATTTCGTGGACGCTATCAACTACTCGGGTATCTGTAGTATTAGTGGTTGCTGTGATGAGTGGCATTCCGAACTTCTCGCAAAACTCTGCCCAGGCTTGCATCACATTTCTTTTCCAGATTAAGTTTGGAACAATGTTGTTTAATACTCCTAAATCTGATTTATCGCCTATTGGCAGCACCCACTCTGTGAACTGCGGAAGCGTGTAGTCTATGTATTGGTCTTTAGTAGTATCTGGGTAAAGCCTATGTTTGGTAGGTGCAATATTTCTTCGTGGAATTAAGTTAAATTTTATTTTATCGCCGTTAAATTCCTCAAATTCAATTACAGAATACCCCCTTAAAATAGTGTCTATACAGACCTCTAAGAAATTATAAAACCATTGCTGCTGTATGGTAAATGTAATTTCTTCGTTTTCTTCTCCTGTTCTACGATTGATAACTCTAAAATCAGTGTTCAGAGTGGACGACTTTCTCATTTGTATTTGAGACTGGAGGTGTCCGTCCGTCATTAAATCATCTATGAGGTCGTGTAGTAATGTAGTTTTAGGGTTTTCTGGATGCCTCGCTAGAAGTAACGCTTGTCTCCACTTCTGAATATCCTTTCTTGAAGAGTCTTTGAATGATTCTACTATTTGGATAATCTTAGGGTTTTTTCTACCTCTTGAAAATCCGTCTTCCGTTTTTGCAGAAACAGCTTGTTTTTTTACTTTTATATCATATCCAAATAATTTCATAGCTTTTTCTATTAAAGTGTCTTATTTTTAAAATTAAAGGCTGTTTAAAGAGTGTTTTTTACCATCTATGATTATTCGCTTCATATTTTGATGATATTTTAAGCCCTAATAATTCTTTACCTTCTTCTGATTTTGGTTTAGGTAAGTCGGCCACAGCTTCGCCCTGTGCCACAAGTTTAAGCCAGTCTATAGCATCTTGGTAGCGTTGTGAGCGTGTATCTGGCATTTTTTTTGGCACAGTAGAAGTATAGAGATGGTATAGAGTACAGTCTAGTACTATCATTACAATGTGGCTGTTCCTCTCTTCGCCTTCTTTATTGAAGATGTTTTCAATATCGTATTTACCCGACAGGTAATTCTTCACTTGCGAAATAGCCATCTGTTCCGCTGCTCGCAGTTTTGTTTCTGAATAATTATCAAGCAGGTGATTTTTTATTTCAGTTCGGATAAGCACCGAATAATCCTCGTTTGTTATGAACATTAAAATCTATTTTTTTGTTTTGATATCATTTCTTTTCGGCTGGTCGTTCTACTTTTTGCTATTGATTTCGCGTTGTCCGGACGGTTGAGCTTTGCTATAGCAGACTGTAAAGCATCTGGAGCATCATCATGTGCTCCGCTTCCTTTCTGAAAAGCTAAAAGTTGGTTAATGAGTTCCTGAATATCTGGAGAATGCTCTAAGGCTTTATTGAAATAGATATTTTTTCTAATGAAAAAACCTTGCATACTTTCGATACGGTCAAACTTTCCTTCTTTGCTCTTTTTATCTGGAACTACAGGGATAATCCAGCCTCTGTCTTCTCCCTCTAAGTCAAAATCGTTTACAAACTCATCTTGGGCAAAGTTTCCTTCTATGAAGTATTGAATGTTATAATTACTTAGTTTATCATCCTCAACTTTATCATAAAGCCAAACAGCCACATTATGTTTCGATGTTTGACGCACAAAAGCGTCTAACACATGGAACTCTCTTCCGTTTTTTCCAACAAAGACCATTGCCTTGAAATCTCCAGTTTCTTTGTAGGATAAATCTCCATAAAAGCATAACGCATCGTATTTTCTATACTGAAGGCGAGGTTTGTAGTGTATCCATTCGTTTTTGAAGATGGAGCCTTCTACAATGTGTACATGCATGTACTCCCTCATGAAATGTCTATAAATGGAGCCGATAAACTTTTCCTTCCAATAAGCTGCCGATGTTTTTTCTGGCCAGTTTGGTTCAAAAGTAGTCAAGTCTTTCACTGCTGGGACCGTCAAGATAAAGTGATGAGACTTTATTCCTGCTGCTTTCAGCTTTTCAGTAATAATTTTATAATGTACTTTTAACTGATTTATCAGTGTGTTTTTGTGGAAGTTATTATTTGCCACAATGAAGCGGCGGTAAGGCGAACCTTCATCAAAAGTACCTTTTAAATCTTCCATAGCCCAGTCAAGCAGCTTTACGGAACGCTCGTCATTATTTACCCTTTGTTTTGTGTCCACATCGTCGACGACAATGTAGTCAGGCCTTTCGTTTCCTTCTCTTAAACCTCTCGGAGATTTTTCAGGAGTGGAAGTCATAAATTTCACGCCATCGGTAGTAGTAAAATCACCATCTGCCCAATCTCCAAACTTGAACTTTTTACCGTAATAATGAATAAACTTGCGGTTATGTACTAGCTCTTTTTGAATATCGGAAATGAGTTTTTTGGCTTTCAAATCGGTTTGACCGACTAATAGCATAAACCGAAGTTTCCCCGTAACATATAGATACAAAGGAATACCCATGCAGATATGTACAGATTTCGCACCAGAGCGATAAATTTCCGCTAAAACCTCACAAACATCATTATTGATAATAATATTTGCCAGTTTTTTATGAAACCACGCACACTTTACCTTAGCGTAATGCGGAAACATTTCCTCAAACCAAACAATGTAGTCTTTTTCCCACTCTAAGCGTTTTTTTCTTCGCTCGGCTGGACTTTCGTTTGGATTAATACCCTGCCCTGTAGATTGTTCAATAGACTTAGCATGCTCATCGTATTCACGGAGCAATTTTTCCATAAGTCTATTTAGTTTCATTCCATTCACTACGCTAATTCATTTTGGGCTTTGTGTAATAAAAACAATCGGTGATATTCAATGAAGTGAACCGCAAGTTCTGGGTCTTGCTCCGCCATCCATAAATCGAACTCCTTAAATACAGAATAAGTAACTTGGGTATTGACTTTGTCCGACATTTTTTCTATGGCACTGGATACGGCAGAAAGGGCTTTGACATCTATTTTAGGGTCGTATCCGTTGGCGATGTTGCTTAACTCCTCCTTTAATATTTTTTTAATATTTGAAGGAGCTGCTAAAAAGTCAGCTCTTTTATCGTCCCAGGATAAATCTCCTTGAATACCTTTTTTCCACCTGCCGACAGTTTGTTCTGTTACCTCTATTGCGTTGGCAATAGCTTTAGCCGTCATTCCTTCTTCCACATACATACGCTCTGCCATTTTCCTCAGTGCTTCATTATTCACTCTTTTAGCCATCGTTATACACTTTTTCGGCAAAAATCCAAGTTTTTAAAAGGGTATTTTAGAAAAGTGGCAACCCTTGCTACTTTTCTTTTTTTAGGTCTCTCGTCGCTATATGTTTGCCTAAAAATTATCAGTAATGATACTAGCAAGTCAGAATAATGATTTATATCTTTTTGGGACTATTTGGGACGGTGATGGAGTTTATTTTATTTCTAAACTCTCACAAATGGAGCAGCAATATTCCGAAATTACCCTTAAAATACATTCCTACGGTGGAAGTGTATTTGACGGTAATTTAATTGCTAATGCGATAGAAAAAAGTCCTGCTAAAATTCGCATTGAAATCTTAGGCGTGGCAGCTAGCATGGCGGGTATCCTTTTACTTTCGTGTAAGAATGTCGCCATGGCCGATAATGCTTATATAATGCTTCACGCTCCGAGTGGTGGGACTAGAGGTACGGCAAGCGACCACGAAAAAGCGGCAAATCTATTAAGGAAAATAGAGTTAAACTTTAAGAAAAGGCTTGCTAGAAGGTTAAATACCACCGAGAGTAATGTTTCTAAATATTTAGAAGGAGATAACTGGATAGATGCAGAGGAGGCTTTAGCAATAGGCTTAATTAATGAAATTATTCCGGCTAAGGTGGAAACAATTATCCCTATGGAAGAACTGGAAGACAAAAGCGAAACAGAGGTTTATAATCTTTATTCTAGGCTTTTACTCACTCCCGCAGCTATTACTTCTAACGAAAATAATTTTAATAACGATACAATGAAAAAAATGCTCATTACAGCTTTTGCTCTATCACTTACAGAGCAAAGCTCCGATACAGCTTTTGTTGAAGCCCTAAAAGATAAATTTAAGGATTTAGAGGGCAACCTTGAAAAGGAAAAAAGGTCCAAGGCTGATATGGAAAATCAGCTCAAAGCCTATGAGGAAAATAGAATAGAAGCTCTACTTGAGGGAGTGAATGCTTCCGAAGAGCAAAAGGCTATTTATAGAAAGGTAGGTGCTACTTCTGGTTTAGATGCCCTAGAGGCTATCCTAAAGGATGTAACTAAACCTGTAGCTCCTAATCTGTCAGAATTAGTTCAAAATGGTTCTAGTGGCACTACTCTTACAGGACGAGAGCAATGGACCTTTGAGCAGTGGCAAAAAGAAGACCCTAGAGGGCTAGAGAAACTGTCTCAAGAAGACCCAAAAAAATTCGATACTTTGTTTAACGCAAAATACAAAAAATAGATATGGCAGAACTAGAAGACGGGTTGTTTTTAACCCAATATGTAGAGCCTCAACTTTTAGAGGATTTTAGAAATTATAATGATGCCTTTATAGGCGTTCTTAAAAGGGCTAATTCGGCGGCCATCGATAAAGAAGGTATTAAATTCAATAAGTTAATCAATAATGTAGGTTTCAAAGTCAACGCCGATAGTGATTTCTCTCCTACGGAGATGACGGGTAAAAGAACTTTAGTATTTTGGGATAAGCTGGATACTACCCCAACTTCTTACACAGATAAGGACTTAAGGGCTATGGCGTTCGATAGAGAAAATGCAGTGAGAGTGGCTCATACAGATGCATTTAAACTAGGTGTTCGTGATTATGCCCTCAACAAACTAGCTCCTAAAAAACACGTTGCGGGGAAAATGCCTGTAATAAGAACCACAGGCTCTGAATTTGAAGGAAGAAAAAGACTAACCTACGCAGATTTGAATAACTTTTTATTCAACGAACTAACTAAGTTAAATTTACCACAAAAGGACAAATTCTATTTAGTGTTGAATGACCTTCATAAAGCCGACCTCGCACACGACAGAGGGGAAACCTCAAATTACAGAGACCTTGAGTTTGATAAAAACACTGGCGAGCTAAAAAGGTTTTTCAACCTTAAACTGTTTGAAAATACCGACACGCCACTATACAATAGTGCGGGGGTGTTGAAATCTTTAGGGTCCGTAAAAGAGAGTGGAGACCAAACCGGATCTATCTTCTTTTATCAACCTAACACGGTATATCATATAGAAGAAGTGATGGTTTTGGTAAAATCAATGAAGCAAGATACTAGAGGGAAAAACCCAACATCTGAATTAAGGCTTCACACCTACGGATTGTGCGACAAAGTTCAAGAGCATGGATTTGGGGCTATTGTTTCAGGAACACCTTAAAAAAAAGCGAGATATGGCAACAAAGAAACAAAAAGAATTTGCAGCAGATTTTTTCGAGAAGCATCCTAATGTAGAGGCGTTGTTCTTGAATAAACAAGGGGAGTTTTTCACGGATGAAGATTACTGTAAAAATTCTCTCCAAAAAGATAAAGATGGAAAAATAGAAGCGTACGAAACGCTGAAAAGAGAAACTTTAAACCTAAAAGAGAATAGCGATGTCTAATTTACAAGGTGTAAATATTACCAAGGGGCGGCTGGGTGCCAACCGACTAGCGTCAAATGATGCCATTAGTGGCATCATTATATCGGCGGTGGCACTCTCCGCAATCGCTTTAGATACACCAATAACGGTGTATAATCTAAAGGATGTGGAGGCGTTAGGTATTACAGCAGAGTATGACGCTACCAATAATGTGAATTGTTACCGACACCTTTCTGAATTCTACCGGATGGCTGGCGAAGGTACCGAGCTTCATTTGATGCTGGTTAATCGTTCCGAAACAATGAGTGGTATTTGTGAAAAAGCTAAAATACTACTTCCTTATGCCAAAGGAGACATTAAGCAGTTAGCTATTGCGGTAAATCCAACTGCTGAGCCTGTGATGCTAAACGGTTTACCATCTGATGTGTACAATGCTATAGCTAAAGCACAAGAGTTGGCAAATTGGGCATACCAAAATAATATGCCGCTTAACATTTTCTTGGAGGGTTACGCTTATGGAGGTAATGCCTCAAGCTCGGCAAATTTGAGGGCAATTGATAACCTACAGGCAGATAAAGTAAGTGTGGTCATTGGGCAAGATTACAACTATGCAAAAACCAAAACTGACAAAGCAAAGAAATATGCTGATGTAGGAACTGTACTTGGGGTGTGTTCAAAAGCAAAAGTCAATCAAAACATTGGCGAAAATGAGAGCTTCAATATAACCAATGCCGTAAAAGGGATTTGGGTGGAACCTGGGCTGTCCTCTCATCATAAAAATACCGCTGTATTTTCAGACCTCCAAACATTAGAGGACAAGGGATATATCTTCGGAATTACTTATGCAGGAATGGCAGGCGTTAGGATTAACAATGACCATACTTGTACTCCAGTAATTGTTGATGATGAAAACCGAGTTAATGAGCATACAATTGCTTATGGTAGAGTGATGAATAAAGCCGTGCGAAGTTTAAGAACGGCTTATTTGCCGAAGGTTAAAACTAACTGGGAAGTGGACGAGAAAACGGGGAAGCTATCACTAGGAACTATTACCGCACTAGAGGATATTGGTGACAGAGTTTTTGAGGATATGGTACGCCGAGGGGAAATTACCTATGGTAAAACCATTATTAACCAAAATAGTGATTTAATTGTATCTAAAGAGCTCATAATATCTTATAAGATAGTTCCTAGAGGGGTTATAGGAGAAATTAATGGAACAATCAATTTAAAAACACAAGCGTAATATGGCTGAAATTATCAGAAATGGAAAGGCTTATGACTCTGTTGATGTTAAAGTGCAAATTGAAGGGGTGCCTATTGAGGTTACTTCTCTGACATACGGAAATGAGCAAGAACACCAGCTTAACCATACCTTAGGAGCAAACGCAACATCATGGTCTCGTGGGAAAATAACCCCATCTGCTAGTATGGGAGTTATGATGCACGATATTTTACCTTTAGAAATGGCTGCTGGGGGCAATCTTTTGAAAATAAAACCCTTCGTTATCACGGTAGAGTTTGTTAACGAATACAACATTATTGTTGTAGATAAAATTATCGCGAAATTCAAAAATGAAGGTCGTGAGGTAACCGGAGATATGGGATTAAAAAAAGAGTACGAATTATTCGCAATGAGTGTAAAACTCAATGTACTGGCATAGCATAGTATCATAGCATAAAGTTGTAATTCAAAATAAAAAGAAAGAAAATATAACAATTAAAAAAATGGCAAATACAGAATACATTAAAGAGGATTTAAAGAAAAAATTAAAATCCGAACATGGGGATAAACTTAGGTCGCTTTTGTTGCCTAAAGATGATTTAGGTAATGATTATTTAGAAGTGTTGGCAGTCGTTCCTTCAAGAAGTACCACTGGACAATTTTTAAGGTTTGTGAATACTGACCCTAAAAAGGCACAGGAAATTCTAGTTAAAAACTCATTGTTAACCAACAAAGAAGAAGTGTTAGCCGATGACGGCTTATTTAGTGCGGCCTTTGGACTTGTAGCGGAGCTAATTCCAATGAGGCAGGGAAAGTTTGGGAAAGTTTAGAAGGTTGCTCTGGTCTAAGCGATAACCCAGAAAGTGATTTGTATATGAAGGCAGATGCTTTAATGAGTTTCTTTCTTCATATACCTTTCCCAGAGCAGCTAGATGATGATACCTGGGCAATGAAATGGGCTCAGATAAAATGGCTGAGTGAAAAAGGCTTTTTAGGCTTCAAATTAAACAAGGAATGAATATAGACAACGGAACATCAGTAGTAATCAACTTAGCAGAAAGATTTGGAGCTGCATTTGGAATATCTGCAGTCAACAAATCTGTCGGTATGGCGGTACTTTCTAAAACCGCTAATATATACAATGTTGAGTTTTTTGATGATTTTAATTCCGATATCGAAACCGTAAGAATTAAACATCACAACACCGAGATGATATTTGGAGATGTGATGACCTCGAACGGAAAATCTATATTCGCACCACCCTTAATGATGTCCTTCAGTAGAGAAAAAAACATCATAGAAACCGAAACTAATGGAGAGGATAATGTGGTTGTAGAACGATGGGGAACTCAACCGTGGAACATAGAAATAAGGGGTATATTGATAGATTTAGAAAATAGGCAATATCCTTCAGACCAAATAAGGGAGCTTCACCATTTATTCAAAATAAATGATGTATTAGAAGTTTTTGGAGTTCAGTTTGAAGAAAAAGATATTGATAATATCTATTTGAAAGATATTTCTATCAATGTTACTGAAGGTTTTTCGGATACTGTTCAGTTTTCCTTATCGGCCACCTCTATTAAGGAAATAAGTTGGAATCTTTTAAATCCTGAGCAATGAGATGTCTTTATTTCAACATCAATCTAAGGATAGGTATTTCGGATAAAATACAATTTACAAAATCCGAAAGCATCACAATAAAAAGTAGTGTAGAAACATTCACGGATACAGCAACAATAAAGCTGCCTCGTGAATTTAAGCAAGCAACTAAAAAGGGGGAAAGTTTTTCTATTGCAGGTAAACGCCTTTTAGATATTATCCAAGTAGGCGATGCTATTAAAATAGAAGCTGGCTATAATGGAAACTACAGCTTAGAATTTGAGGGCTACATTACCAAAATAGGAGCTGAAGTACCTATAATTCTAGATTGCGAAGATGAAATGTGGAAGATGAAAAAAACAAAACCTATTAAAAGGCTCTACTCTTCAGTCGGACTTAAAAAGCTACTTCAAGACCTTGCACCAGGCTACGAAGTCAAGGTTATAGATGATATTCCTCTTGGAAAGTTTGCGATTAATAATTCAACACCCTACAAAGTTTTTGAATATTTAAAACAAAACTATGGGATACGATGTTTTTTCAAAGGGAAGGTGCTACACGCAGGTATGCCTATTAATTTGAAACCAGAAAATAAGCACATTTTCAATTTAAACAGAAATGTAAGAAAAGGGGGCGATTTGGTCTATGAAACAAAAGAAGGTCGCAAATGTTGGGTAAAAGCTATTTCTAAACAAAAAGGAACTTCTAAACAAGTTATTTATGAGTTTGGGGAACAGGGAGAAAATGAAATTACACTTCATGGTCCTGTAGGGCTGAATAAAGAGGCTTTGAAAAAATGGGCTGAATCTTATTATAACAGCATGATTTATGACGGCTACTCTGGAAGTTTTGATTCTTGGGGAGACCCCCAAACCAAGGCAGGAGATTCCGCCGAAATTATAGACCCTAATTATCCTGATAAGCACAGGGATGGGATTTTCTATATATCCGAGGTTGTAATAGATATTAACGCTAATGATGGATTTAAAAGAAAAAATACAATAACATTTAAAATTAAAGATAATGCAATTAATTAAATTTATATTCATCACTCTACTAACGCTATTCTGTATTGTTGGGTGTTCGGTTCGTAAAGAGCCTCCCAAAGAGAAAGAAAAAGAAATCGTAACTCGCACAGTTACGGAGGTACTAAGGGACACGGTAGTGAAAGTGAAATCTGACAATTCGTACTATTCGGCTTGGATTGAGTGCGTCAACGGCAAACCTATCATCAACGCCGATAAAATAACTGAAACAAGGGGAGAAAGTTATATGAAACCTCCCTCTGTAAAAATTAAAGATGATGGGCAGTTAAGTGTTAGATGTGAAGGTCTAGAACAGCAACTAAAATTTGAAATTAAAGAGCGACAAATATTAGAGGAAAGATTAAAGGAAAAAACTATCATTCCACCGCCTATTGAAGTGGAAAAGCCGCTTACTTTTTGGCAAAAGGCTTGGATAAAATGGGGTAAAATCTCAGCCCTCGCTATTTTAATTTATTTAATACTGAAGATACCGTGGAGGCGTTTAGGGAAGCTATTTTAAAAATAACCAAAGAACACTCGCTGAATATTACAGCACAAATAACAGCGGGTGTTGTTGTTTCTGTATCTAATAATAATACTTGTAAGGTAGAACGAGAGAACTTGCCTCCTCTAGAAGATGTAAGGCTGAATGCGGTAGAGGGTAATTTTGATAATCTATTTTTGATAATTCCTAGAATTGGCTCACAGGTCCTTTGTGCTACGATTGAAGGTAATAGTGAGGAAACCACTATTGTCAAATACACCGAAATAGATAAAGTAATCATCACGATTGGAGGTGCAAAATTCGAGATGTCAGGCGGCAAGTTTGATTTTAAAAATGAAAATGCAGACTTAAAACAAAACAATAACGACTTGTTGGATGCCTTGAAGAATGCTAAGATTTTGACACCAAATGGAGTTGGAAGGTTTGCCAAATCCACAAAAATGAAACTAGACAAAATAAAAGAAAAAAACAATGAACTATTTAGATGATGAAAGTCTCAAACAGGGACTAATTATTCTTCAAAAAGAAATGATTGAGAAAGAAGAAGATGCCTTTGAGTTTTGGGCAGAAAGAATGGTTCAACTAATCAAAAACTATATTAAATCTGGAAAAGTAACGGTTAAATCCGGTATTGCCGTCTCAACAACGGGTACGGCAGCAGCACAAACAGGAACAACAACGAGCACGGGTGAAGGTACAATAAGTTAGCAAATGAGAAAGGATATTTTACTTGACGAGGACGGAGATTTGAATTTCCACAACGGCGACTTTGACATAGGGCAAAGCGATCAACAACACATTGAGCACATAATCGCAGCTCAAAAAGGCGAATATAAAAACTTTCCTTTTGTTGGGTTTGGTGTTATCAATTATCTGAAAGGAGACACCTCTAAAAGTGATTTTAAACGAGATTTAAAGATTCAAATTGAAAATGATGGATACTCAAATCCCAAAATAGACCTTTCGGAAGGATTTGAGAAACTTAATATAGAAGTATGAAGACTATTATCCTCCATAATCAAAGTTTTTTAGACCTTGCCCTGCAACACACAGGTAAGGCGACTAATGCTTTCGCTATTGCTTTAGCAAATGGCAAAAGCATAACAGATGATTTAGAGGCAGGGAGCGAGATTAAAATCACAACGGAAGCTCAAAACAAAGATATCCTAAGCTATTATACCGCTAAAGGCATACAGCCTGCAACAGCAATAACAGAAGTTGTGGAGAAGTGCTCCGGAATAGGATGTTGGGCTATAGGCGTTGATTTTAAAGTGAGTTAAAGATATGTGCATAATTACTATGACTTACCCTGCAAGATGCAAACATTGTAGGTTTTATGAAGTCGTAAAGAGAAAAGGGGTTTGCAGAGCGAAAAACGAACCGACAAGGCAAAAAGACAAAGCTTGTGATAGTTTTAAATTGTAAAAAATGGCAAGAACGATAGAAGAAATACAGCAGGAAATTTTAACCGCAAAGGCAAATGAGCCAGCTTTGCAAGAGCTTAACAGTTCAAGCAAGACCTCTATTTGGAGGTTATGGGTGTTCATTATAGCTTTTGCGATTTGGGTGTTGGAGAAAACTTTTGATACCCATAAGGAGGAAGTTTCCGAAGCGTTGCGACAGCTCAAACCACATACGGCAAGATGGTATCGTAACAAGGCGTTGGCTTTTCAATATGGTTTTAATTTATTGGAAGACAGCGACCAGTTTGACAACGAAGGACACGACCCCGAACAAATAGAAGCCAGTAAAATCATCAAATATTCGGCAGTTGTAGAATCTACCGATGAAAGTCGTTTGATTATTAAAATAGCTACCGAACAAGGGGAAGAATTACAACCTATCAATGCCGACCAAAAAGCAACATTTGAGGCGTATTTAAGTGAGATTAAAGATGCAGGCGTACAAACTACCGTAATTAATTATCGTCCCGATATTCTAAGATTACGAATGAAAATATTTAGAGACCCTTTGGTTTTAGATGCGAATGGACAATCTATTCTGACAGGTAAAAAGCCAATAGAAGAAGCTATTAAAAGCTATCTAAAAAAGCTCCCATTTAACGGAGAATTAGTACTTGCCCATTTGGTAGATGAACTACAAAAAGTGGAAGGCGTGCGAATACCGCACATAACTCTTGCAGAAAGCAAGTGGATAGATGCGAGCGTAAACGATTACGGTAATTTTCAGCCGATAGATGTAAAGGCTATACCAGTAAGTGGGTATTTCAAAATAGAAAACTTCAACGGTATTGAATATGTGGTATAATGTAGATATAAATAAACTCGTAACGCTATTAACGCCTACTTTCCTAAGGAAAGAAAAGCACTTAGCGTGGCTAAGAGCGTTGCATTATCCGCTTCGGGGGCTTTTGGATAGGTTTAATTTCAATAGAAATGAAAACCTGTATAATCTCCAACATAATGGACAGGTCTGTTATCTGCGTAAGGTACTAAATGACAGGTTCGATGTTTCGCAAAGGCGTATCCAAATAGCAGACGGTAATAGGTATCAACGCCAATACATCTACACCGATGGCGAACAAAAGCCAAAATATTTAGGCGTAATGCATTTGCGAGATGATGCCGATTATGCCGATACAGGTGTTGATTTCATTGTGTTGGTTCCCACAGGGCTAAGTTACAATGGCTATGAGATGAGAGCCGTGATTTACTTCTACAAATTAGCCAGTAAAAGATATAAAATACAAGTAATATGAATAAATTAAACTTTAACCAAACAGGAGGTTTTCCGCTAAGCACTAATATATTAGACGCCATGCAGACGGCTTATAGCATCTTTAATAAGCTAGGTGGTTTGGCTGGGAATTTAGCCATTATTAGCGGTTGCGAGGTGTCTGGTAATAGTGTTGCCGATGGTGTAGTTTACATCAACGGAGAACTTTTGGAGTTCAAAGGCGGTACTCTTGGAACAAATGTAATTATCCGAGAGGAAACCGAAAGCCGAGTTTTTGAAGATGGAAGCAATAAGGCCGTCATCTTCAAAAGACACGCCACTTTTGGCTCATCAACGCCCGACCAAACTTATAGTTGGGCAGATTTCAAAAGGGTATTTCCAACCACTGAAATAGCTTCTTTCAAAAAGTCTTTAGAAGACAGAATTAAGGCGTTAGAAAATAAAAAATCCCCTATTCCTATTGGCTTAATAGCTATTTGGGGTAAGCCAGCGAGTGAGCCTATTCCAGAAGGTTGGCGAGAGTATGTGCCTCTACGCGGACGAATGCCTGTGGGACAAGACCCCGATTACAGATTCAATCCTTCGGGGTTCGATTATAAATTGAACGAGATAGGCTTTGGAAGGGGAGAAACTGAACACACACTTACTAAAGCAGAACTTCCTAATTATGATTTGGAGCGTTGGGTAGGTCAAGAAACGCCATCGGGAGGTAGAGAAACAATATGGAGTAATTCTCCAGGAAATAAATTTAAAGAAACAATAAATTCTGGTGGACAAGATAAACCTCACAACAATATGCCTCCATATAGAGTGATTAGGTTTATTGAATTTGTAGGTTTTGATTAAAAAAATAAATAAAAAATGGCAACTGACAAAAATATCATAAAAAACTGGTTCAGAAATGGGCTAAAACCTACCCAAGAGCAATTTTGGGCGTGGATAGATAGCTTTTACCATAAAAGTGATAAAATACCTCAAACGCAGATAGAAGGGCTTGACGGTAGCTTGGCAAACAAAGCGGATGTCAGTCAGCTAGAAGGAAAAGCGGACTTAGTAGATGGCAAAGTACCCGAAAGCCAACTCCCGCCTTTAAAAGACACCACAAAGCTGGATAAGCCAGAGGCAGATGGTAGTTGGATTGTAAACAAAACAGGAGATGCTATAAGCTGGGTTTCTGCAAATAGTTTTGGAAAGAACATGGCAAACTCTCAGCTCGTAACAACGGCAGAAGGTGGCGTTACCCAAGGATACAATTACACTTGGGATAGAGCAGGTTATTACCTATATTTCAAAGGGTTGCCCGACAAGTCGAATGATACTACTTTCAACAAAGTGGTTGTCCGAGATAGCAACGGACAAATGGCTGAGAGCAACGGAAAAGTGCTATTCAATAATATACCTGATATAATGAACGCTAGTGAAAGAACTTCGTGGATGAAAAAATGGACAGGGAGCTATTCTTCCCTGGCACCTGTTGTGGATGTGATAACTTTCCCTGTTATAGAGAAAGGCGGTGTGCAAGAGTTGAATATATGGGGCTCAAACCTGTATATAGACCCAGAAATTTCGCATGTGCGTGTGAAACAAAAAAGCAATCCTTCTATTTGGCACTCCGCTGATTTTACAGTTAAATCTTCTGGAAATATATCTTTTAGGATAAATACAGAGCTTTTAACTCTAGGAGAGGAGTATGTTGTAGAAGTGAAACACGGCATATTTATAACAACATCAAATTTCTCTTTTTTTGTAGTTGAAAGGCTTTTTCCTGTAGATATTAGTAACTTATCTTGGACACAAATAGACGACTCTAATGCAGGAATATATAATAGAACCACTAGGCAGGGAAACTCTTTTTTTGTTGAAAATTTAACTGGTGCAACAGCTGAAAGCGGTTACAGAAACAAAGTTGTTAGGAGATTTAAGTCTGCAAAAGTTTTAAATTCCGGCGAAAATGCAATTTTTTCATTCTCAACGAATGTGAGCTATGATGCTGGAGGCTTTGAATTTCCTAGAAGTGATTTTGATACCATAGGAATAGGAGAGTATTTAGACGCAGAGCCTCAAACTACAAATAGTAGTTCAATAAAAGCGTTTATTTCGGGAGGCGGAAAGCCAGTAAATATTAGGCTTCAAAATGGCAATTTCATCGCAGGAGGTAATGCTTCTGTTTTGATTGTAAAAAGAGGCACAAGCCTATTTACCTCTATACAAGTGGGGAATAGCGCTATTTTTATGATCTCAAACCTAATAAAAGACATAAGGTATTGTTAAATTATTATATTCAATTCATTATTTAGTTTCAAGAACAAAAGTTTTAAAGAATTTTCCAACATTGTTTTTGACTTAGAGTAACACTTTGTTTTTCTTTTAAATCTCGCCAAATAATGCCTTATTCTACTGTTATATCCCTCCACTGTAAAGGTTTCTGCTTTGGAGGTTACGTGTCTTTCACTGGGTATCAGCTCTGAATAACTTTTCCAATAATCACTACAAAAAACATTTATATTTCTGTTTTTCAATTGCTCCCAAAGTTTTAAGAAGGTTTTTGTGTCCCGTTTGTCACAAATAAAACTGATGAACCTTTTTCTAAGTCTATCAACAGCAATCCAGCTCCAACAGTAGTTTTTTTATGCTGTACATAGCTGTGAATCTCATCTAATTCCACTATTTCAATAGGAACTTCATTTTTTGGAAGCTCTACAGATTCTCCCCATTTCTTAACCCATTGATAAACTGTTCCATAGCTAATATTTAATAGCCTCCCAATGGCTCGAAAGCCTAACCCTTCTAGATACATTTCTAAAGCAAGACGCTTTTGTTCTAGTGTTTTTACATCTGATTTTTTCTCAACACTGAAAAAATAGCCACAATCTTTACATTTATATCGCTGTCGCTCTCTGGCAAAGCCTGCTTTAATCTTATTGGATGATTGACATTTGGTACATTTCATTAGGCTAAATTATAAAAAATATATCAGATTAACAATGCCAGACATAAATATTTCGGTTGAATTCCAAACAGTCGCGAGATACCTTGGTGTTAAGTCTGTAGGTACTTACTCGCTAGATTCAATATATAAATTTTAAATAATATGAATATGAAAACACAAATAAATTTAGAGAATTTCCCTCAATTCAATCGCAGATTGATAAAACAAATTTCTGATGACCCTATCAGCGGTTTTGCAAGGGTCATTGTTAATGAACGCGTCAACATTCACGATGACACGCAGCAGATAGAGCTAGTGGCGACGACTTATTACGTCAACACGACAACAAACAAGATTGTCCCTCAAATGACCCATAGAACCTTATCAAAAGGTAAAGCTTGGTTTGTTGATAATAACTATAAGGTGGTCCTAGTAGATGCTAAGGGTCAGCCTATACCAAACCCTGACTACGACACTGAGGCTGAGGAAAGTGAAAATAATTTCCCTTATCTCCGTCAACCGGCTTACGATAGGTTTGCGGACTTCCTTTTTGGGACTGAAAAACCTGTTAGCTTGCCATTTATTTGGCAACTCAATGTAGCCTTAGATGATGCGAAAGGCTATTTCGATATAAAAGAGAATTACGATTAAAAAAATAAAACTATGAAAAAATTTATCATCAACTTATTATTATTCTTAATAGCTCCGATATTAGAGCTGTTACTTATGCCTATCAATGTGATTGTAGTATTTGTAAAAGATTGGAGAAAAAAGGGATTTAAAAGTGCTCTCATAGGTATTTCAAACTACTTTAAAGAATCTGCTATCCGAAAAGATATTTATTTATGTTCGGAGTACCGAACACTTTGGAATTGTACTCTAAAAACCAAAGAGGGAGCTAAAATTGGGGTTAATAAAAGAACATTGTCTGCCGATTTAGGACAGCAAGACCACGAAGCAACGATGTCCAGAACAGGGGCGATATTAAACCTCATATTGTTCCTGATAGAAAGAAATCACAGCCGTAAGGCTTATGGGAAATAACTAAAAAATGAAGAAATGAAAGAGTTTTTTATTGAATATATAACGCCTCACTTATCTGCTTTCTTAGGTGCTGTCCTTACAGGACTTGCGGGTTTTCTTTTTGGTAAAGAGAGGCAAAAAGTAGAGGTGGAAGGGCTAAAGGCGGAAGCGGAAGCCAGGGAAATAGAGAATGCAGAAAGAGTGCTAAAATACTACCGAGAAATGGTGGAGGACTTAGCCACAAAGCTAAAAACGGCTATTACAGAACTTGATGAAGCGAAAGTCGTAATAAAAGAGCTGGAAGCTAAGGTAGAAGCTTTAACTTTAGAACTTACGAAATATAAGCAATTGAACGGCAAGACTAAATAGTTAAAAACGGTTGGGAAACGAGCCTTCAAATCGCCCTTGTCCAGTTAAGCAGTAGCCTTAACTCTGCAAGTAAAAAAATAGGAGGATTAAAAAATGTCCTCCGCTTTTTAAAAATCTCTGACCACTTTTAAAAACAAGAACCCAACAGGCTACGGAGGACAATAAGTCTTCTGTACCTGTTGGGTTTTTAGTTATGTGGTCAGAGGTACAAATATAAGAATAATCAATAAAATAATTATACAATGGCAAAATTTAATTACAAAGAGCAACACGCCGTCCTTGTGAAGTGCAGTAGCGAGGAGGAGCAAAAGAAAGTTTTTGAAAAACTAAAAGAATTAGGGTTTAACGATTTAAAAGTAGTAAGCGTATAATGAAAATTGAAGTAAAACACAGTTGCAAAGATTTTAAGAGTTTTAGAGCAGAAAAAGTAAAATCGCTATTCAACGCGGAGAGCGGACACGAATGGGAGCATGTCGCCGAGCTTCCAATAGAGGGAAACGACTGGCAAATAGGGCTTATTGTTGGACCTTCGGGAAGCGGTAAAACTTCCATAGGAAAACAAATTTGGGATAACGGTATTATTAACCTTTCCGATGGTTGGCGTTCTGATATTCCTATTGTGGAAGACATTACACCTGAAAAATCCATGAATGAGGTTACTTCGGCATTATCCGCTGTTGGATTGGGTGACGTACCTGCTTGGCTGCGTCCTTTCAAAGTATTAAGTAACGGCGAGCAATTCCGTGCAGGGTTGGCACGCCTTATTTGTGAGGACAAGGATAAAATCGTAGTAGACGAGTTTACCTCCGTAGTAGATAGACAAATAGCGAAAATTGGGGCATCAGCCTTTGCTAAAGCGTGGAGACGAAAAGGGAAAAAGCAAATAATACTGCTATCTTGCCATTATGATATTATCGAATGGTTGCAGCCCGATTGGGTCTATGATACGAGAGTATCGGAAGTAAAAAAAAAGTCCAAAAGCGACCGCCTATCCAACTTGACATTTGGAAGGTCAACGGAAGTTACTGGCGATTTTTTAAAGAGCATTATTATTTAGATTTAAAACATCCACCTTGTGCCGAGTATTTCATTGGAACGGTTGACGGAGAGTTGGTGTGTCATGTAGCGGTTTGCCCAATGTTTACGGCTAAGGCTTACAGGGCTACGCGGCTGGTAGTAATGCCCGAGTGGCAGGGTGCTGGTGTTGGGACTGCTTTTCTGAATGAAATTATGCAGTACCATTTAGAAGGAAAAGGGCGGTGCAATAGAGAGTATCATACCTTTTTCCACACCTCGCACCCGCAACTATGTGGCTATTTGAGGCACTCTAAAAAGTGGGAACAAACAAATGCTAAACTTCACGGAGATAATAAGGTAAAGTGTATGAAATCTATGGTAAAAACTTCAAAAGGGTTACCAGGCGGAATGAATAAAAAAGGAAAAAGTGTGGGAGGCTATGGCGGGCATTTTAGAGCCGTTCAAGCGTTTAAATATTTAGGGAATGAAAAAGTTTAGAGTATTTATATCGGGGCAGAAATATTTTGGAGAAATGGTTTTCCGCCTTTGTTTAAAATTAAATATTGAAGTAGTTGGAGTGTGTTGTCCGCTTGATGACAAATATTTGGGCAGGGCGGCGAGGACTTGGGGCGTTCCAATTATTCCGGCAGGAACGCTAAGAGCAGATGTAATGCCCGAGTGTGATTTGGGTATTACAGCCCACTCGTTTGATTACATAGGTAAGAAGACGAGATATATACCTCGCTTGGGTTGGCTTGGGTATCACCCGAGCTTATTGCCACGGCACCGTGGGCGTTCAGCTATTGAGTGGGCTATAAGAATGAATGATGCTATTACAGGCGGCACTATCTTTTGGCTAAACGCGGGAATAGATAGAGGCGATATTGCCTATCAAGATTGGTGTTTCATTCCTCCAGAATACTATTTGAACCCTAAAGATGGGGCGTCCAAATTGTGGAGGGACGAGCTATGCCCTATGGGGGTTCGGTTGTATGAAAAGGCCCTAAAAGATATTCTAGGCGGGGTTGTAATCCGAAAGCCCCAGGATAGGCGGTTTAGCACCTTTGAACCGTCAACAGATGTGAAGGATATCTATAAGCCCGATTTGCTTATGATAGAACATAAATAA